AAAGCTCCTCAGCAGAAAACCCATTACGGATATAGTCATGAGTAAGCTCGTGAAGGATAAGACCCCTATAGTAGTCAGCAGCAGCGACATCTTCACCGACGCTGTCTGGCACCCCTCCCTCTTTGCCGCTGCCGGTAAAGAAGTTGTCGCTGATAGTGCTGATGATAATAGTGGGGGAAGGAAGCCCATCAGCAACGTAAAGAGCTGAAGGGAATTCGCCTATCCTATCAAACGTGGAAACGACTTCAGTCTCAGTGCCGTCTGGGGCGGCCAGAGTAAGGACCGGCTTACCGTCTTGGTTTCTGATGCCCTTTAGCCGGACCAGGCTCACGGTAGATGGGGTGAAGTCTGCCATGGACTGAATAGACTGATCGACCACAGCATCCACACCCTTGCTAGGAGTGAAAGAGTAACCCTGCTTTACAGCATCCTTCACCTGGGAATGGATACGTTTAGTCTTAGCTCGATCCATGACATTGTATCGGCTGCCCGCACTGGTTCTGCGAGCCCGTCCATGTCTATCGAAACGAATGAGACCATTAGCTTCAGCTTTGTCGAGTAGATAAACCATCTCGCCTGGCTGTATGCCTGCGGCCTTCGCAATCTTTGAATAATCTTCCTGGTGAAGAGACCCTTCGTTTTGCAGATAGTTCTGGAAGCGTTGAAGCTGGGCATCCCCCACAATCTGCTTCGGCAAGATGTTGTTCACCGCCTCAACAGCTTTAGCCTCCCTGGCCACAGCAACAGGTTCGCTTGGCAGGTCTGCATCTTCAGGCTTGGTAAACTTGATATTGTATGGCTCTTCAACAACGATGCCGCTGCGAAGTTGTCCCTTACTGTCGGTCAAGCTCTCCTTGATCGCTGCATCTACAGATTGCCCTTTGGATATGCCTTCGAACACGGCTCCAGCAGCATCGCCAGATCCAGTGAAGACCCCGACCAGATCTATAGATGAAACCTCGTCGGCTTTGGCCGCAGGCTTGGATGTGACGCTCGTTTTCACATCTTCAAGGATGTCGGCAAATATCGGCTGCTCTAAAGCTATAGCAGCCTCAGGCCGCTTCTTTTTGAACTTTGTAAACTCAGCATCGAAGACAGCTTCCAGCTCAACCTTCTCTTCAGACTTCGACTCTGGCTTAGCTGCCTTTTTAGGTGCCGCCTCAGCCCCCCGAGGGAGAGAAGGCTGAGACGGCTTCTTTACAGTAGGACGCGATCCTGCAATGTCGGCTTCAAGCTGCTGGATGCGGGGTAGAGTTTCCTGCTTATAGCTTTCATCGACATTACGCCCTTCCTGTAAAAGCTTGTCAGCAATTCGTTGGGCTTCTTTCTCTGAGTTCTTACCGCTATATAAAGAACCAAAAGCAATGCCACCCAAGGCACCAATCGCTGCATCATCGATTACTGCATTAACGTAATCGTCGTATTTGATCTGTTTGTCTAGCGTAAATTTTAAAGCCTCTAATTCGACGACTTTCTGCATGCCTTCAGTAAAGAACTCTACAGCCGAGCTGGTCGCCACGCGGCCTGCAAAGCTATCGACATATCTCGATACCAGGGCCCTCTTTGCAAAAGCCTTAGCTGGGAATATATTCCCCAGATGAAACATATTGGCGACACCATCAAGAGCACCCATGGCAGTGCCGTATGTTACGACCGCAGCCTCTATCTCATCTTCAGATAAGGTCTTACCTGTGCGAGCCATCTCCTCTTGTAAGGCTTGCCTGATACTGCCTCGCCCTACGCTTGTTCCCATAAAGAGAAGACCTGCCGGTCCTCCTGCATACCCGGCTGCAAGAATTGGCACACTTGAACCCACAGCCGTCGCCATGCCATTGACCATCCACAAGTTCAGGTCATGACCGAAGTTGGCTCCGCTGTTCTTCCAGATGTCTGTTATAGATAGATTGGGGGCAGGAATTGTTTCCTGAGCTGCTTGCTGGAAATACCGTGAATAGTCTGTGCCGAAGTCTTTCAGCCCTTTAATATCGGTGCTCTCGCCCAACTGCTCTATATCGCTGAAGACAGCTGAAGTAGTTCCCGTCAGGCCTCTAAATGCAGAACGCCAAGCTTGGTTGAACGTCTCATAATTGTCTGGGTTTCTTACAGACATACCCATAGCCTTGGCTGCCTTTATCCGAGACAGCACATCTTCGGCCTCTTTAATCTGTGCAGTAGAATGGTAGGTGAAGCGGTTAGAAAACAATTCTCCTTTTGGAGCGCCAAACCCCTTTCTTTCACTATAGAATTCAGGTCTCATCTCGGCAGCATTGTTTTCTGCCTTCATCCGGTCAATACGATTTTGTTGCCAAGCAAGCATCTTGGATAGACGTATTCTCTGAGAATAAGATGCTGACCTGACAATACCTCTCTCGATGTCTCCAGCAATGCTACCGGCAGGCTTTCCCTTGACCATCTCTATAAGTTGAGATGCCGCCTTTGGCTTATCCGGCTTCCATCCAAAAATCTCTACATGCTCAGCAATAGCTCCTGCCGTCTCATCCATGTCGCCGGCAGTAGTGGGCTTGACCACCTTAGCCTCAGGCGTGCGTTGGTGCTTCTTCAATTTGCTGGTGATGTCGGCTTCGCGATGCTTGAACCATTCTGGCTGATGTACAGCCAGGTCATGGGCCTGGCTCAGCCGTGACTCTGCCGCTTGGCGTGCTGTATCTGTGAATTGATTACGGCCAAATGACTGAAGCATGTTGTCTACCTCAGTCATTCGTTTTTCAGCTTCGACTACTTGAGCATCAGCAAAATCTTTTGCTGCATTAGGATCTGTTTGAACCGCACGCTTTAGGGACTCAGATATAGCAATATCTTTTTCGGTCTCACCTAACGTCTTGTGGTTTAAACCCTCATCGATGACAATACCTGGTACATCTATATCCTTACCAATGGAGTCAAAACCATCAGATGGAATGTCTTCCTCAGCCTTCCTTGCCGGCTCTGGCTCAGGCGTAGTCAGGTAAAGGGCTGCTTGACCTAAACCAAACTTTTTATCAAAGTCCTCGTTCCAGCCAGGGTTTCCTTTCAGCGCATCAATGTGCTTCTTCTCTGGCTCGATTGTGGACTTAGAGACTTCCGTGGTATTGGGAGGCAAAGGGGGGTCCGGTCTGACGAACCTCTCGCCAAAGCCTCCAAATTCATCAACAAGACTAGGGTGTTTTTCTACCATTAAAAATCAAACTTGTTGGGCTCTTTGTCTCTCAAAACAGCTTTGCTCTTAATCTCCTCAACCGTCTTTGCCGGTGAAGTGTTGTCGGCATCATCAGGCTCTTCGAGATCGGGCGGATCATCAGTGTCGCTAACTCTTCCTTGGAATTTCTTTGCAGGCTCCTCGGTTGTCTTAGTGGCCCCCTGCTTAATGCCTGATCTTTTCTTGTCCGCATTCAATCTATCCAACTTCCTACCCATACGGGCGCGATCGCGTGCTGTATCTTCACTGACTAATCGAACAGCAGACTTAATGACGGCATCAGCATTTTCGCCAAAGATATCATTGGCCTTTACTACAATCTCCTCAGCCTTCTTTAGACGATCCCTCTTAGACAGCGAGTCCCGAAGTGGAGCCATTATATTTTCGGCTTCTTTCTTGGTGATAGGTGTTCGCTCTACCCCAAGCCTATCCTGGGCCTTTACCCTTGCATCGACCAAGCCAGACAGCATTGCCTTTTGCCCAAGGTTTTTGCCTTCAGCATCCTTCAAAAACCCCTGCACTTCCTCAGAATTATGAACGGCAGAAGCTGGATCATCCTTGCGCAGTTTGGCTATCTTTTTGACCTTGGCTTCGGCCTTGTCTATAGCTCCCTGAACAACAGTATTATCCCCAGACCTACCTACCTCTTTACTGGCTTCTGAAATACGATCCTGCAATGTCTGCAACGGTAGATCGTTGGCCCCCTCAGTGAGTTCATAGGCTCGCTGCTCTGTAGCTATACGTCTCTGTGCGGTAGCTAAAGCATTGGGGTTGTCCTTATAGACTTCCATCATCTCTTGCTCGGAAAAGCTTTCATGATGCTGGCCGGTCTTTTCTATCGAAATTAGAGTGTTCTCAACAGAGCTTTTCACAATGCTTTGCTGTTGCTTCTTCACTACTTTTAGACGCTCCTTGGCATGCTTCTCAATAATCTTGAGGCCCTTACCACGCAAGGTATTGATCTCACGCCCTGTGAAAGAATACGTCTTTCCATCCTTGCCTACAGTTTCAAAGATCTTATCCGCACGTGGCCGGCCTGCTGCAAAAAACCTTTGTGATAAGTCCTTTGCAGTTTTGATCTTCTCTTCGCTGCCTTCAGCAATCCCCCGCATGTGGTCTTCAACATCTTTGGCGTCTAGCCCATTTTCTTCGGCAAACTTCTTTGCAAGATTCTTGACTGCCTCAGGATTTGCGTCCACCAACTTCTTAACATCACCATCAGCAATCTCTACTGACCCTGAAGTGGACAACCCTCCGACAGAACCTTCTTCGCCATCAACCAGCTGGCTGCCAACAGATGTCAGCGTTTCGCCATCAACGGCAGGGGAACCGTCCTCACTTATGGTTATGAATTTTGGAAGAAGACTGTGAGCAATCTCGGCATCAACGCCCTCCAAACCGGCGAAGCTTGGGCTGTCGATCATCTTTAGCGCAGCCTCTGAGCGAGCATTAATCCCGCCAGACTCCAATCGCCTGGCAAGCTTCAAGGCCTCGCCCAACCAAGCGCCTTCACGTTTATCTTTGCCTGATCTAGTGCCTGCCTTGCCTAACTCTGGGTGCGTCTTCCAGTCAATCTTGCGACCCAACTCTTTCTCGACCATCAAGATCGACTTGGCCGCATTGAGCAACTCTTTATCACCTATCGGCGCACCTTCCATGGCACGTCTAGAAAGCCCTATGGAAGTAGCATTCAAGCTTGCTGCATGTGGAGCCTTCCTCTCCAATCCATGCATTTTATAAACGCCATCTTTGTCGAACATGACGTGATAATTCCGGGGGACATTCTCAGCATCAGATACTCGCCCGCCAGAACCCGAAGTATCGTGAGCAACGCCAATTGTAACCTTGCCCAAGTCGCGCGAACTGAGCCGCTTGCTACCCGCACTCTTTGTCCAATCATGCGTAGGATCTAAATTCTGTAATTGATACTCCTCCAAAACCTTGGAGGTCTTCCCTTTTTCAACAGTATCAGCCTTAGCACCACCAGCCTTATCCTCAGGCTTAGACGAAGAACCACTCTTCTCTATAATGTCGAGAACAGCTTCAGGATCTTTTTTGAGGAGAGCATTGATGCGAGCGCCGGAGAGAGTCTCTTGCACCTCCTCTGAGCGCTCTTTTAGCTGCTGTCTAGAATAGACTGGAGGACCGCCATCTTCAGGAACACCATTACTATTGACGAGATCCATAGTATTGCGCAGGGTCTCATGGTAGTTCTCATCAGATGGATCGGCAGTAATGCTCGCGGCAGCACCATTAATAACGTCCTGCTCACCTTTGTGGATATCTCTCTGACGGATAGATTGGTATTGCCTGTGTGCCCGGCGATTGAACCTGTCTATTCTAGGGAAGGTCCGCGCCTCCCTTTTCAGATGGTGTGCATCGTCCCTTGTGGGGTACTTCTCGTCTAGAGACTTAGTCAGACTTTCTAGCTGAGCTGGAGCCTGCTCATATGCTTCTGCTGTGCCATCTTCTTCTAGCTGTGTCTGGATGGTAGACAGACCTTGGTTGAACTCCAAATTGTAACGCGCGTCATTCTGTCGGGCTTCAGCTTGCGAAGCCCGACCTGCAACACTGCCGATGGCTCCAGCCAAGTTAGCCACAGCCGTGCCGATGGCAGACCGGGCGCGGCCAAGCTCAGATGCTACAGACGGATTAATCCGGGCTGCCCGCATAGATGGGTTGATGCCCCTCTTTTGCAGGTCATTCGGATTGGGTATGCGGGCCATTAACCAAACGCCCCTGCTATGCCTTTAATACCCCCGGTGATGCCGCCTAACAGTGAAGCTTTCCCCTGGGCCTCAGCTGCTTTGGCTTTCATCTCGCCTTCAAACACCTCTACCCTGGCTTGGTTTATTCGGTCGGCCCTTTCAGTCAGGGCGTCAAAGATAGTTACGTTGGAAGCGAACTGCTTGTCTTGCTCGAACTCCTGCTGCAACAAAAGCGGCGTGGCCGACGTGGTGGAGCCACCGCCGGCGGCAACAGCTGCCCTCACTTTCGATTGCTGAGACTCATGCTGCCGCTCACGGATACTGGCTTCCTGAGCACCCCTGGCCTGGGCCAGAGCGGCCTTCTCTCTTTGGCGAGCTGCATTGAAGAAAGCAATCCGACGCTGGTCGTTAGCCTGCTGCTGGGCCGCCCCGGCAGAGATAACGCCACCAATAACACTGCCAATCGCCCCAATGATTGGTCCAATAGCTGCCGCAAAAGCCATCAATAACCCCTTCGTTTTATTAGCTCATCCATCTTTTCTGAGTACAGATCTATTCTGTACACATCGCCAATAGGGGGGTAAAGGGATTTTTTCCCAGTCGGTTTTGCATCAAACCATTCAATAAATTTTTGGGACTCATAGATATCTTCGTCGGCAATAGCGTAAAGCTCGTTCACGCCAACCTCCCGAACTTCTCTAATCGTCTTGGTTATTTGCGCTAGTATTTCTTTTGGGTACGTCCTAAGCACATCCCCCAGCCGAGCATGAACCGAAACCACACCTTCTGGTTCGAAATAACAAAAGCCGAAATGGAGGGGGATATAATTATCTTTGCGGACAATCGCATAGCCATGCAGCGAGTCCTTTAAAACGTTAGGATGATCGCGGCCTAACGTTGCTGCCGCGAATTCCAGCGCAGCCGGCATCCTGGCAATATTGACGAACCGATAAATATCGAAGAAAGATTTAACGTTCGTATGTTGCGATTGAGGGGACGTATCCTGTGACGGTTGCAGGAGACGGATTTTCGATTTTGAGGTATATGCGAGCGTCTTGTTTGTGTCGGGTATCAAAATTCAACTCCCTAGTCTCACCTTCAAACAAAGGCATGGGCTCACCTAAGTTGACTGCCGACGTGCGAAGTTTCACGGGAAACAGATTGTTTTCATCTGAGCCATACCAAAGAGCTTCCCCCGTTCTATACAGCATGAGCTTGATGGTCTTGATGCCCTTCTTCTGCCCGAGAGCAGTGCCCTTCTGGGCCCCGTAAGCAAGCTTCGCTGACTTGTATTTACTGGTCATGGGCAGCCCCACATGGATAGCCGATGCTGCCGTGGTCAGCGTGATAGCTCCACCAGAGACAGTGAACAATCCATGGTAGCTCATGTCGCCATAGACGCTTACCGTTTCGCCTTCCAGATGGTCCAGCCCGGTAACAGCTGTTATCTCTTCACCAAATCCCCACTTGGTCGGCACATTGGGAATGGTGTTCCTCAAGTCTGTGGTAACTGTTACATCAACGGAGGTGCCGCTTGTATAGGAAGATATCGTACCACGTCCCCCATTAATCCATATACGCTTACCAACATCGCCAAGAACAAACACACTGTCATCAGTCGTAACTGTAATTGATCCAGTCGTTCCTGTTGGTGTAGCAATAGTATCAGGGCGAGTAAGATTAAGGCTAAGAGCGCTATCCAAATAGTAATCGTTCCAATCAGTGAGGATGTAATCACGCCCCAGCTTCTCAACAAAACGCTTGCTACTTCCATTGATTTCCCTCTTTACGATGAAATAGATTTTGTCTTCGTCCTCCTGCTGGATAACGACAACATCTTCAATCCGGCCTTCCGTCTTGATTATAGACCAGGCGTTCACCTCAATTTCCCGACGGAACAGCAGTTCCGCTACAATCCCAGACCTTAAAACGACATAAATACGCCGTTGTGGTTCACGTTGGACGGCAACCTTCACAATTCTATCGTCTAATATTTCCGGTGCCAACTCTGTTAAATCAACAGAGATGTAATTATCCTCAGAAATAGCCCTTGGGTTCTGCGTAAGTTGCATGAGCTTACGCAGCGACCTATGCGGATAAAGCACTGAGTTTTCAGTACGTATCGCCTGAATATCGGCAACCCCCTCATAGGAGCCGTTGATGGTCTGGAAATTCGTCGGACCGACTGGCTCGGCATTGGTGTTGCCCAGGCCTATCTGCTCAGCCGACTGCGTGCCTATAACCAGGAGGTTGAGAAACTGGAGCCAGCGAATGCCCTTGGTCGACTGGTGCGAGAGGGTCCATGAAAAGGCTTCATCGCTTTCAGAACCGTCTAGAAAAGATGAGAAGTCGTCAGACTTACTCGTCCATAACTTGATCCCGCTGCCGTACCATAGCCTTCCCCAGCCTGACGTGACCGCTGACGGCCATCCTTCGTCGCTACCCCACGCACCCCTTCTCCAAGTCCTAACGGCGTCTGTGGAGCCTAACTCTTGATATACCTCGGCTGTCGCTGATTGCGTTGTATCAACAGTGATGATCCTGACGACACCCTTGGTTGTGCCGCCAGAATACGTCAACGTAAGGGTGATAGTGCCGCTGGTGTAGTCACCGCTCTTAACGATAAGCCGGTAAAACCAGGTCTCGTTGCCGTTGGCGTCGTTGTAGTTGACATTCTGCGTAGACGAATAAGTTGTTACATCAACCCAGTTCTCTTCGTTACCACTCGACCCCTGCAGGGTGATAGTGCCCGTGAACACCCCGCCTATCTGGATGTTGAATGTGCGCTGGGTAGAACCATCGCCTGTCACCTTAATACTGCCAGTGGCAACATCATCTGTGTTGGCTGTCTCGCCTTGGAGCTGACCGGCATAGGTCAGCTCTATCAACCGGCCTGCATCAGCCGACACGAATACATCGTCTGACGACGTTAGAGTTACTTCGCCAACAACATCATCTGCACTGATAGTAACCGGACCTGTATTCAGCGTCTGGTAGGGACCATCTACCGGCTCATGTCTAATGAGGGACCAGGTTCTATGGTCACGACGCTCAAGTCTTCGCTGCTGATGATCTGGATGAGTGAGGTAAAGCACATCCCCAATCTGTTCCCAGCGCAACGATGGCAACTCTTCTTCGGCATAGGGATGTTCCAACCTAAATACTGTCGAGGTATGTATCTCGACATCATCAAGGACACGCCCGGCATTCTCGTCATGAAAGAATTGGATAAAAATAGTTGAGTTGCCATCTGGATTAAATTCAATCCAATGTCTCCCAGACCCCAATTCTAGCTCATCCAGAATATCCTTGCCTTTATGTGTTGACCCTATCATCACAGACAAAGGGCCATGGACAACATCGAACTTTAAGATGTGGTCTGTAGCTGTCTCGTTAATAGTTACAGCCTGCTCGGCACAAGCACGATTAGCTCCATCACTATCCAAAAACAGTTGGTTGCTTACGACGGTTAACGTTGAAGGGTCCGTCGAAATGTCTACCCATGGATTATCAAATAACGAATACTCATAAACCGTGTATTGGTCGCCTTGTATATTCTCCTGGTCAGTCATTAAGATGCGGTAGTGCTGATAAGAGCCAGGTGTGTCAAACCTATACCTGCGAGTTTCAGATGTATTCCAATTCGGCTCACCTGAAACTGTAGATACTGTCGTTTCCTCACCAGCCCAAGCTCCTGTTACCGACCCCTCTATAGTAAAATCCAAAGGCAGTCTGTCTGCATTAGAAGTGCCAGAAGAAATTACTATAGAATACAGCGTCACCGCAGACCCCATATCAAACGAATGATAATGGTCGCCAACGCCAGAGTCGTTCTGTGTCTGGTGGAATGTTGTGAGAAGCTCGTCGACAAGATTGGCTACCGAACCAGATGTTGTTCCGCTTGCCGTTATTGTCGCAGCATCAGCCAAATCTGTGTAGCCGTCGGTAAAGTCGCCATTAGCAATAGTAGCTGTAACAGCATCAGATGTGATCTTCCCATCTTCTAGGAAGAAGTCGAAGCCTTCTGAGGTGGCCAGAATAACGTATGACTGGGTGTTGTCATAAACGAAGGGGATCAACAGTCCCTTCTTCGCGTGATCGGTGAAGGAGTCTAAATATTCCATAGGAGGACGCCTCGACATTCCACCTTGAGGCAGCGCCCTAAAATTCTCCATCTCTTCTGCTGACTGAGCATAGGTGTCTGTATCAACACGGTTCATCAACAATTTGCCGATGACGCCGCCAGTAAAAGATACAACAGGGGCGTTGACCGAGGCCATTAATTAATAACTCCAGAGTCCCAAATTTTAGCCCCTCGTAATGCTGCATACCACCGGCCTGTAGGTGGCCGGCGATTGTTTGGTCTGACCTGTGAGTCTCTGGCACGCGCAGTAGCCAAAGATGCTTTACGGCCTTCCATGACCTTCTCTACAGCGGCTGCCGTCGTTACAATCCCAGGAGCCATGTATTCGGCCAAGACATACGACATGTACATAACAAACCAAGGTGGCCACGTGCCTATTGTTGTGTGGTCGCGGACATAAGCAATAAATATATCTTCAGCACTACTTTCGATGAAGCCGTCTCTCATCTCCCAATTGCTGGTAGTCCTATTCAGCGTAGAACTGTCGTAAACAGAATTGAGCCTGACAAAGTCTGCTGGTGGATCGTATTTGTATGAAAAGCCGGCTATAGGCGCGGTAGCATTCCGGCTAAGCTGGACAATGCTTGAAGCAAACGACCATTCATAAGAACCCAAAGCTTCCAACCTTGATATGTCCCAATAGTCGTTAGCTAGAACCTCGATAGATCCTGCATCTGAAATATCATCAATACGAAATTCGCCCAGGTGGGCCAGGGCGAAGTTCACTATGTGAGTTTTCGTGAAGGCAGTCATCAGGTTAACCTTCTTTGATCTTCTTTACGGCTTCCAAGGCAAGACGTGGACCACCAATATTGTCTTGAACAACCTCCCCGTTGCCGTTGATAACTTGGTAGTGACGGCCATGTATTCGCTTGATCCCGTAATCTTCTCCCGTAGGGAGAGGTTTGTGAACAAACTTTTCAACCAAGACCACATGAAAACGCTGAGACTCGTTTGCCTCCTTGGCGGTAACTTTGATAAGTGCGTCTTTGCCATAGCGGTCAGTAATGCGAATTAGGTCGTTCTCTTTCAAGTAGGATACGGCTGTCTGCCAATACCCTCGCTCTTCAAGAACATCTTCTAAAGAATGATCTTTAGAATAGTAATCCCAGCGAATGCATTGCGTAGTTCCGCCCCAACTTTCTAGGTTCTTTGTTTGACAGCGAAGCATGTGTCCCTCGTGAGTTAAAAGGGGGCGCTGTTAAGCACCCCCTTAGTTGCTTAAGTAACAGCAGCAAGGTCTACAGTAGCAGCCCCTGACGCGATGCTATCGACAATATATAACGACACCCCTAGAGGTGTAGTGTTTGGCAATGCCGTCACCTTAGTAACGATGAGAACATCACCTACAGTCATGCCTTGGTCCGTAGCGTCCGAGACGTAACCAGCACCTTCAATGGCGGCAGTCGCGTCTGTGGTTGTGTAAGTCCAAAGCGTGTTGCCAGCTTTACCGCCCATATGGGAAACAGCTGACAAATAATCAGAATTATAAGCCATGCCATTTATTCCTTATGGTAGACTTGCATTATCTGCATGGTCCAATTGGATGATGCCGTTATCATCGATAACAACAGAACCCATTTGCAGTGCAGTAACGCCATCCCAACGATAACCCGCTGTATTCCAGCCCCAAGTCGCTTCGATATCGTTTGCGATACCATGACCAACAGCCGACTTATGCCAAATGTAACATTTAGCGTTAGCCGTCCCTTGACCAGTCATGCGAGTAGAGCGGAACCAGTGGATGCCAAGCCACGTGCGAACTTCGACACCCTGAGACTTGAACGGAAATTCAGGTCCCACGTAGTCGGCGTTCGCGAACTCACTGATGGTGTATAGGAAGGACCAGGCTGCTGGCGTCAGCGCCGCAAAGCGCATTCCATCGTCGGGAACTTCCTGTTCATCAAGAGTCTTACAGATCTCAAGCGCAATGTTACGCGTAAGACCAGAAGCGGCAGTAACCGTATGAGTAGTACCACCTGCGTCCATAGCAGCAATGATACCATCATCAACTTCACGGTTAGCAGCCATAGCCATGTTTTCAGCATAGCCTCGGCGAACATCAATATTAAGCAAGGAAAGATCCAGCTTATCGATGCCGACTCGGCAATACTTAGGCGTCATCGTGGCGTCTGCGTGCGTATGTTCAGGGTTAGACAAAGGAACTTCGCCTAAACGACTTTTGGTCGCCATAGTCAAAGTGCCAAGTTTCTGGAAGCGTAGGGTTTCCCCGACTACTTCACCATCAGTCCTGACCAAACCTCTAAATTTACTTGGCTTCTGTTGATAAACCAAGTGCATGTCAGAGTTAAACGCCGTGATAAACGCATCGTCAATTGTAGGGGTTGAGCCCATAACGACACCTCATCAACATTTAAAACAATGGCCTTCCAAGGGTGCCTTTGATGGTGAAGTTTCGCTAGGTGCCTTTCGGGTTAGCTAGGCTTCTTTATAAAGGTCTTGTACGTGCCTCTTATCACCTCACCTTTTGTACTTATCGTGAGGAGATCTCTTTGCGCTTCCAGAAGACGCCCTGATCAAATTCTCACGTTTCTCACGCGGAAAGTCTGGATGATCAAAAGTGATATTCTTAGAAACGAGTTCCTTATCAAGTGCTGCTAATTCTTCGGCAGCCCCTTGTTTGCGGGATTGATTAATTGGGTTTATGTCCCAATCATCATTGACACGGTCCCTGCCAATTCTAGTCATCATGCGGACAAAGGCAGGGTTATTATTTAAATAGCTTCCATCGGCCAGACGCATATCGGCAACATTGTCGTAATCGCGCTGGGCGTAATGCCTTACGGTATTATCATAAATTTGAACATTACTGTCAAAGTCTCCACCCCATTCTGATCTTAGGGCCGTAATGTTTTCATGATTAGTATCATCAGCTCTTATTTGGTCGGCTTCAAAAGCCATCTTTCTATATGAGCCATTCCACTTAGTTAGCCCATCAATCTGCTTTTGAGAAAGCCCCAACTGATGCGCCACAGGACGAAACTCGTCCATAGCATTGGAGTCGAAATCTGAAAGCTTTGGGGAGTCGTCAGTCCAATTGAACTGGTACTCTTCAGGCTTTTCTGGCCTACCCAGCTTCGTGAACACTTCATCCCATGCCTCTTGAGGAGCATCGGCATCAGGTACAGGAATTCGCCTAGAAAGAGCCTGCTCTCTATGGACAACACTTTTGGCCAGCTCTTGCTCCGTCGAATACTTAGAAGAGATGTTGCCCCACTTCTCCGCAATATCGCTGTCTAAGCCAGAGCCCATGCGAACCCGCCAATCAGCAGGTGTCTCCCCTTCGGGAGCTGGCGTATCGGCTACTGCCGGTTGCGTGCCGCCATTGCGGAGACTATCGGCAATGTTCTTACCTTCCCCTTCAACAGCCGTCTGCGCCGCAGCGTCAGATTGAGCCGGTACTGAAGTGGCGCTATCCACTACTACAGGAGCTGCTACGTTTCCCTCACTCATTTCTTAATAACCTCTACTTCGTTGGTTTCTTCGTTTTCTAACAAACTCAATATTGACCTAGCTACATCCCTCTTGCCTATCCGGTAAGCAGTAATCCGGTCTTCCTGATGAAGAAGATCTCCATCCTTATCGCAAATATTATTCACGATAAATTCTAAAACCCTTTTCCCTTCATCAGAACCAAACAGCCGCCTAAATCTGCGCTTGTATTCAGCTAAGACTTCACTCTTTTTAGCCAACTCATACTTAGCCCTAGACTGCATCAGCTAATCCTTGAATGTCTTCAAATGGAATTTGATCCGGGTTTATGGGGAAAGACCCCTCCCCACCACCTTCACCTCCTTGAATTAACCCAGCCTTGGCGGCATTAGGAACTAGGTTGCCAAGCTGAGCCAGCGCAGGACCAGCCTTGCCAGCCATCTCGGCCATCTCGGCCATCTCCACTTTCTTGGCACGCTGTTCACGAATTTGAGCAACAATATCCTGCGGAACAAAACCTTCTTGGGGAATATCCAGCATTACTCCAAGTTTACGCATAAGCTCGTCTGCATTTAAATTATCTAAAACGTCAGGCTTTAGGTTTGCAAAGTTTCCCAATACCTGCACCCCCTCAACAATCTTCATTGCTTCGGCTTTATCCCGCGCTACTTTAATAGGAGACTCGTATTCAAACTCGACAAGGTCTTCGTTGAATTGTTCTTCAATATCTTCAACGATGGCCGGGCGCTCAGGAAGCTGGTTTTCCTGAGTTAAGATCTCACGCACTCTGTTCACTAAAGGAGCATTATAGTTGTGCTCAATCCGGGCAAAGACAGGAGCCGCTTGCCGCATATACTGGTCGAGCCGCGCGTTGATCTCTGTTGCCGTGAGGTCGCCCTCCCGCGCCGAGGGCAACTCAAGGATATCCCTATAGAATGCTTGGCCTATTCGCTCTTCAACACGAATGGAGAACTCGGCAATTTTGTCTGGAATTGTGCCTAAATTCACGGGATTGATTGGAGCATGGTTGCCCGGCATCCCCGTCATATCCACCGAGGTGAACCCGCCGGCCCTCATGTCGAATGGCCCGGTTATCAAGTCGCCATAACCCCAGGTCGGTGGATTGAGCGCCTTCTCCCCGGCATCGACCATGGTCTCTGTCATGGCCTGGTGTAAGCGGGCATCATTCAGAGCCACCATCGCAGGACTGCGACCGTAGACTTCGCCGGACGCTACATCCCAGCGCGGGGTTATATATTCGAAATAATCTTTACCCTTAACTTCAAGGGTTTCTTTGCACTTATCTGAAATCCAAAGGCTTACAAAAGGCTGTTTGAATTTCATTCCGTAGCGGGCGGCATCGTCAACCGGCATGACGGCATGCAAAAGCTCAAACTCCTCGTCCAACTTGGTTGGACGATTGGCGAGCATAGACTTCATCTTCTTAGTAAGGTTTTCTTCACCGAACCTTTCTATAATCTGCCGGAGCTTCCACTTCTCCCTGATGATGACGCCATTAATTTGCCCCAATGCATCGCTAGTAAAGTAGACGCCATTTAGAGGACGGCAGCGAAATCTAAGGTTCTTAGTAGCACGACTCCAACCCACACGAACGCAGCCAGAACCAAACGTGACAAGATCATCGTCGCACTGAGCAAGATTACTTTCCATGCGAGCACTAGGGTCATACATGTGTGCATACATGATCCTAGTAGTCTCTTTAAGCCAAAGGCGAATTTCAGGAATGGTGTTAAGTTGCTCGATCTTCGCCCTGCCATTGAACCACACCCTCCCCGCAGGCCTTAACATGGTAGAGACAGCAGAAGACAGTCCGCGCCTGGCTAACGAAGGTGCCGAACTAACAACGTTCTCAAACTTCTCTTCGCCTACAGTCGTATCACCAAGAAAACCTTGCCTATTAGGCAGAAAGATCTCAGCCAAATCTTCAAACAAAGTGTCGAAGACAGATCTGTCTTTCTTTAGGTTCTCGGCAAGTTTACGAACTTGCTCATGAGCCTCAAGCATTATTACCCTAGCAGTCTGTTGGCCCCAACTTGAGGCTTCTCTTCGTCTGAACGAAGCTTGTTAAGACGTGAGATATTTCTTCGCTCTTGATTGCCTGCACTTCTAGCGCCTTCATCGACTGGCGTTTCAACCGGCTGAGGCTCCGCAGGTTTTTTGCTGCCACCAGATCCCATAATCCACTCCTAATCAACCAATGAGTTTGTTTTGCTTCGGCTTTAAATCTTCTTGCTCACGAAACGAATGTTGAAACTTAACATTCTTCTCATGAATTGCTTGCGTGCCTTCAGGCCGGACAATAGGCCTATCTCTATCATCCTTCTTGCCAGTCTTCTCACCATGCTGCGGCGTGCCGCCACCACCTCCGAAACCCATGTATCACCCAATAAGCCTTGTCGGCACTGTTGATGGTTGAGCGCCTGCTGAAGGACTAAGCGTCTTCCTTTTCCCTGGCGCTGGAGATGTATCACCACCCGGCCCAGCCAACAGATGAGCTTCGATACCATCTTGGCCTTGAGCCCTGGCTATAGCCTCCTCGGCAGCCCGGATAGAATTAGGATCATCCTCCTGAGGAGGAGGAGGGACCGGCTCCGGCTCCGGCAATGGCGTAGAACCTCCAAAACCCATGCATCACCCAATAAGCTTGCTGCTGCCGACTTTAGGAGCCAACAGCGCTTCATCATGGCGGATCTGGTTGCCAGTCAAGCCTGCACGCGCCTGGCGCTGGCTCTCGGCATCCTCAATAGCAATACGCCTACTATCGCTAACCCGCTTCTTATTCTTCTCGGCTACAGGATCTTCTGGATCTGATGAACCAAAACCCATACGGCTCTCCTACTATGTACCTAGGCCCATGCAATAGCCTGGCCACTATGTTTTGTAGACTTCTGGCTTCTACTTCGTACGGATTTTTAACGTACCCATATTTGAATAAGTAATACAAATACTTAATTGCAAACCTGATATGTCCATCTTTTCTCATCTGAAGGAGATGAACAAACTCATGGGCCACTATAATCCTATTATCCGTATACTGGTCAAGGACATAAATCTCTCCCCACGGCGCAGCAAAAGCCAAAAACCCACAGCGGTTTAAAAACCATGTCCAAAGACTATTGGCCTTAATGGCGACAATCATCTCCCCGCCTAGTCCCGCCTGAGTAGCTCCTTTTGGGCTTCCCATTTCATCCTTCGTTTTAAGGTTCTCAATCTTAACCGTTTCTCCAGCCTGCTTTTGCATATGCATTTTGTTACCCCATCAACCGCAATCTCCCACTCATCACCAGACTCCCCGGAACTTCTGTGGACGACTATCTCGCTCATCAATCCGTTTCCTTCCTGTAATAACCTTGAATTCACTCGGCTTTCGCCAATCGCTTCTATCGTGCACAGGATAGGCGAAGGTCATAGCCAGCGCATCTCCTAAGTCCGGCGATGGCAGGCCTCTTTTCTTCATGTCGGACTTCTTTTCCAACATTTTGCGATTGCGTGTATCAAAGCCATAGGTCACTGAGCACAGATCGTCTATAAGTTCTGCATGGTTGGGAATGCTGCCATAAGTCTCCAGCCACTCCTTCATCTTGTCCCACATTTCCATCCTTAGATTGAAATAGCGGCTGTCGTCTATGGCCGTGGAGCCGGCAGACACATCAATAACCCTATGGCCTAAGGACCTAATGCGGTCGACCACACCCCCGCCGACGCCCACACCATCAATGAAAATCTGCTGGGCACCATACTGGTGACGCATCCTGATTGCGTGAGCCGCTACTTTCATGGTGTCGATCTTGGA